GATCGCACACCTACAGCTTCTTCTGGACATCCCCTCGCGGGTCCCGGTACCCTCTCGGGTCCCAGTTAGCCCTGGTACTCCAGGACGATGCCCTTGCCTCCTCGGTGTCGGATTCCCTTCGTCAGGGCTCCGGGTCAGGACTTGCGCCTTGCGGCGCGCACCTCCGATCTCTTGGCCATGCCAGTCACACTCCTCGGCGGTGAGCTCGCGCTTCTCCGCGTCGGCCTTTTCCGTCAGCGCCCGCATGTCCTTGATGATTGCGCCCCGCCGTCTGCGGAGCTCGTTGCAGTCCTTCATTGGATTGTCTCCTCGATTGATTGCTCCAGCTCCAGTACTCGGAGCCGGCACATGATTTGGTTCAGGCTCCGCGCACGCGGGCCGTCCTGCGGAACTTCACTTTCCCCGTTCGGTTGAGCGGGGCTGTCGATCAAAAAGCGCAAGATGCGGAGGTACTCCCTCATGATCGCCGTGTCCTCCGGCTGCTGTCTCATACGGCGGCAGGCAGAGACGACTGCGGCGTCGAGCTCCCTGGGGTCGACCCCTTCCCGGAGCGACACATCCGTGTCGGGATATGCCGGGTAGGTCACCGGCGACACGTCGAAAATCTCGTCGAAGCTGAGGATCGTGCGGATATCAATTCCGTCCACGGTCTCCCAGGATTCCTCGCCCACCCTGAATGCGAAGCTCATCTGGCTGATGTCGCCGCGGCCGATCGAAACAAGCAGGTCGTCCGCCCAGGCGGTTTCGGGTGGGTCGATCTCGACTGCGAGTCCCGTCTCGTCTTCCTGGACTCGCAGCGTGCCGTTCTTCGTTCGTCCGAGCACAAAGTTGGGATCGTGGTTCAAGAGAGCGCGGATATCGGACTTCCCGAGGGCCAGCCCGAATGCCCCCGGGGCGATCTGCTCCCGAAATCCCCACAACTCCTCGGAAAGCGAGTTGAAGACTGCCGCGTGCCCTGCGATCTTCGCGCGCCCGCCCGTTTCCGGGGCGATTGCGCGCAGTTCGCAGTTGCCGGTAAAACGGCGCTCCCTGTTCTTATTCATGAGCACTCCCAAAAATGAAAAAGGGCCGCAACGCGACCCTTGGGGGAATCAACCATTCTTTTCGAGATTCATTCGACCGGTTTTGCCTCGTCTGCCGGCTTTGGTGCCGTTCCTGCCTGCACCATGTTGAGCGGGATCAGATAAACGTCACCCTGCTCGGGAGGCAGGGGATTCATGTTCTCCAGGCGCCGGATGTCGTTGGCGCTCAGCCATCCATTGTTGCGGCCGATCGCGTAGGAGTCGTACCTCGACTTGAGGTCCCCGCGCATCAGGCCGTCGATCAGGAACTCGACGAAGTAGGTATCCCTGTCCGCGGGAGGGATAAGGTCGCGCGTGAGCGCCTGCTCCCAGCGCACGAGCCAGGGCCGGATCGTGTCCCGGATGAATTCGAGCGATTGGTGCTCGATGTTCGAAAACGTCGCCCGCTCGAGGTCGGCCAGCATGTGGGGCGGCACCCGGAAGATGCGCGCGATCTCCGTGATCTGAAACTTCCGGCTGATGATGAACTCGGCATCCTTCGGGGCGATCCCAATCGCCTGCCACTTCATCCCCTGTTCGAGGATCGCTGTTTTCCCGGCGTTTCCCACCCCGCCGTAGTTCTGCTGCCAGAGCGTTCGGAACCGCGAAAGCGCTTCGTCGCTCATGGCCTGGGGCATTTCGAGCACGCCGTTTATATTCGCGCCGTTGCCGAAGAGGCGCCTGCTGTATTCCTCGTAGGCAAGTCCCAGCCCTATCGCCTCGCGGAAGAGTTCTATGGGATTCAGGCCGGTAACCCCGTCCGAGGAAAGCGCCCGGATGTGCATGATCTCGCCCCGCCTCTGGCTCAGGAGGTAAGGACTCCCGGAATCCGGGTTGACCTTGTAGACGAGTTCTCCGTTCTTTGATCGATCCGCCTCAACGCGGTCCGGGTGAAGAGGCACCAGGCGCGCCGGCTGTCCCATCTTCCTGTCGATCTGCGCATACGCGTTGCCCCGAAGGGCGAGATGCCCCTGGAGCATCTCGCGGAACTCTACCGATGTCTGCTCCTCGTTCGGCTGATCGTGAAGCAGCCGATACAGGAAGTAGTCTGTCGCGCGCTCTTTGCCGTCGTTCTCGGTCCTTCGATAGACGATGAGTGGCAGCGTAGCCACGGTCTCGGCAAGGATTCTCACGGCAGCATAGACCGCCGTGAACCTCATCGCCGTGTCCGGCGTGACCCGGATGCCGGTTGCCGTCACCGGCCCGCCAAAAGCGGCCATGAGCCAGGGATCGGGGTTGGCCAGGCCGGATCTTCTTTCAAACAGCCAATCCCTTATCCGACGGCGCAGGCTCATACGAATGCAGGCCCCCTCACTTCGTAGATGTTCCGTGTTTGCCGCCCGGAATCGGTCATCGCGCGGCCAAGCGCCATGATCAGGGCGATCGCGCCATCGGTCATGTTGTTGCCCCGCTGATGCTCGTCTTTCACGGGAAACACATTGTCCTTGCGGTCGCGGTGGCCGATTACGTTCGACATCATCCATGCGAGCAGGGGATCGCCGTTGTGATGGATCTTCCCGGACTTGATCAGCGCCTCGAGCAGTTTCGTGGGCTCGCTGAAATTTTTCACCGTGGCGCCGTAGTCCACCATCGGCAGGCCTTCCTCCAGCATGTGGCTCGCGAACTGGTGGCCGTTGTAGTGGTCATAGGGAACCTCGCAGACCGCAAATAACCTGCTGTCCTCGCGGAGGTCCTCCTCGATCGCATCGAAATCGTTCACGTTGCCTGGAGTCGCCGTAATCCAGCCCTCCTCGGCCCAGCCCTTGAACTGCGCGTTCGAGGATTCCTCGATCTCGCCTTCGGAGAGGTAGTGCCTGGCGAAACAGTAATAGTCGTCATCGCGCTTGAACAGGCTCACCTTGCTGCAGAAGTCATGCTGGGGCGCGAGGTCGATCCCGATCCAGCAGTTCTCGCCGAGGAAAGCCTCTCTCCTGAGCGAGGGGTCGGCGCATTTCGCCCAGGCGTCCATGTTGAAGAGCGCCTGGTCGGCGTTGATCCAGACACTGAGCCGCTTTGTTTGAAAGTTCGCCTGGGCCGATGTCATCTGCCGGGCCTTGGCGCACAGTCGCTCCATGTCGTCCGGAAAGACGCTCACGCCATAGTTCGGGTTCGCTTTCGCCCAGACGGCCGGGTCGGTCCAGTCGTCGTCTTCGTCGAGGGAGTAGATGATGCCGAAATAGGTTTCGTCCTCCGTCACCCGTTCGAGGATCTTCGTGAGATAGGTTCGCTGTTCGTAGCAGATCCCGGACCGGTCCGATCCCGCCGTCGTAATGTTCCACAGCAGCGGCTGGCTCCGCGCTCCCGTGGCTGTCTCCAGGACGTCGTAGACCTTCCGCGTCCTGTGGGCATGGAGCTCGTCCACGATTGCGCAGTGTATGTTGAGGCCGTCGAGGCTGTTGCCCTCCGCCGAGAGCGCCTTGAAATAACTCGAGGTGCCGATCTGGCTGATTGAGTTCGCAGCCGTGTCCACCCCGAAATGCCTCTTCAGGCCCGGGCTCCGTTCAACCATTCGGTGCGCGTCGTTCCAGACGATCTTCGCCTGGTCTCTGGTGGTCGCCGCGCTGTAGACTTCGGCGCCTTGCTCTCCGTCGGCGCAGGCACAATAGATCCCGACCCCGGCCGAGAAAGTCGATTTCCCGTTTTTGCGGGGGACCTCGATATAGACGATTCTAAACCGCCGCAGGAGAGTCTTCTTGTGCACCCAGCCGAAGACGGCGGTGAGGATGAATACCTGCCACGGCTCAAGGCGAATGCGGCCTCCGTCCTTTGCCCAGTCGCCCTTGATGTGCGGCAGTTTCTCGATGAACCGGCAGATTCGGGAGGCCCTTTCATGATCGAACTTGTAGGGCCACTCTTTTGACTTCTGTTTCTTCAAGTCCTCCAACTGGCGCTCGCAGGCCTTGATCGTCCACTTGCAGGCAGGGATCTCCCCGGCCGCCACCGCCCCGGCGTACGCCCGGGCAATCGCGACATAGTTCCTTGCCTTTTCCGCCATCAAAGGTCCTTCCACTCGTCTCCGGGATCATCCGGCGAAGTTCCAGCCATCACCCGGGTGCGCGATGACGGAGTCATGCCGAACTCGGTGAGGAACGCCTTCACACGTTTGAGCGCCTGGTTGGCCAGGGTCGTGTAGGGATTGAAGACGGGAAAACCGCCGGGCGACTTAAGCAGCATTCCGGTCTCGCGGATCTTCTCGGTGCATTCGAGGTATTCCATCCACGACTGGACGAGGCCGACGAGCGCCAGGTCGTCTACTTCCGTCAGCACCCCTATGCGCTCCAGCTTGCGGCCGATGCGGAAGTACTCCCTCCGCGCGGCATCCTTCAGGAAATCCGGACAGGGCGGCAGGCCTCTTTTGGGCTGAGGTTCCGCGCCGTGTTTCCTGTCCTTCCGGAAAGTCCCCTGGACGACCTTCAGCTGAGTCGGCTTGGGCTTTCTTCCAGGCATCGTTTTTCTCTCGTTTTGTTCTGGGCATCGACCAGTACTCCCGACAATCTAGGACCATTGATATTGATTGGGAGACAGGAAGTGAGAAACATCGTTCCTCGTTACAAAGTCACCCTCGTGCGGGAGTCCCAGATCGAGCTTTCGAGCTACGCGCGGTTCTCGAACTCCTCCGGCGTGTTCGAGAAGTTCCGCGCCGAATTCGCGGCCGCCGACCGGGAGCATTTCTGCATCGTCACACTCGACAGCAAGAACAGGCTGATCGGATTTCACACCATCTCGATCGGCACTTTGTCTTCCTCGTTGGTTTCCGGCCGTGAGGTCTTCAAGGCTGCATTGCTGGACAACTCGGCCGCGATCATCCTCCTGCACAACCATGTTTCCGGCGACCCCGCGCCTTCGCGCGAAGACCGCGAATGCACCCAGCGCCTCGTAAGGGCCGGCAAGATCCTCGGTGTCCGCGTGCTTGATCACATCGTCTGCGGCGAGACCGAGTATTTCAGCTTCGCCGACGCCGGATGCCTCGACCTCGAAGGCTCTTCGGATTATTGAGCGGCGTTCACAATCATCCTTTTCCTCACAGGAGAACATTATGAAAGCACTTGTAGCGACACGGCAAACACAGGGACGTCGGAAGAACGATTTCTGCCATGCAACCGAAGGCGAGTTCGTCACCTTCGGTTCGGAGTGCGACGGGGAGACCGTCGACGGGGTCTGCGGCTGCAAGCGCGCGCTCGTCGGTTTCGACTCAAGCAAGGCCACCACGACCTTCCGGGTATCCCTCGCCGATATCACCGAGGACGGCCTGCGCGACCTGCTCCGCGCGAAGCTGACGAAGGAAGGCTGGATTTCGAAGGCATTCACCGCGGAGCAGAATGACGAGATGCTCGAAGCCAATGTCTCCGACACAATCAGCCTCTGGAGCAGCTTCGAAAAGTGTCCGGAAGAAACGATTATCGAGCGTCGCGGCCACCGATTCAACGAGCGCAGAGTTTGACCGTTGCCCGATCCGCCCGGCCCGACCAGACGGTGAGGAGAGCGATCAAGCTCCGGAAGGGCAATCAAGCCGTTCCATTCATTCGGGAGAACCACAATGAAAAGCAAGAAACAGCAGAAGGCGGCAAAGCATCCCGCAGACGGCAAAGCGGTCGCCACAAAAGCAGCGGTTTCCGCCGCTCCGAAAACCATGAAGACTGAAAAGCCGGCACCCGAAGCCAAGCACACCATCAAGCAGTTGGTCATCAAGACACTCACTGCGAATTGTTCCGCGACGAACGGTGAGATAATTGCCGCCGTCAAGGCCGAGTTCCCCAAGTCGGCCTTCAAGGACACGCACGCGGCCTGGTACCGGTCGCAGGCGCGGAAGGGATTGCTGACGGGCACGCCGATCGCCATCCCCTCCATGTTTCGCAAGCAGTCCAAATCTGCCAACTGATCTGCGCCTCCACTGCAACTGATAGGCTAGGAATGCATCAAGGCCCGTGAAGTTTGCGGGCCTTTTTTATTCCTGAGAATGAATCCGTACGTCATGCCACCCGGCTTGCCATCATCGTCCGAGGCAGGATCTCCTGCCGGATATGCCGGGCGATTGCCCTCAT